TTTTATGGACAGTATGTAGATATCGAAGGTGTATATCGTACAGAATACGATTTAATTAAAAGATATCGTGAAATGTCACTTCACCCAGAATGTGATGGTGCGATTGAAGATGTTGTAAATGAAGGAATAGTCAGTGATTTGTATGATTCTCCTGTAGAAATAGAATTATCAAATGTTAATGCAACTGATAAATTAAAAGATAAAATTAGAGATGAATTCAGAAGCATCAAAGAAATGATGGATTTTGATAAGAAGTCTCACGAAATATTTAAGAATTGGTATGTAGATGGAAGATTATATTACATAAAAGTTATTGATACCAAGAGACCACAAGATGGTATTCAAGAGATCAGATATGTTGATCCGATGAAGATGAAATTTGTTCGTCAAGAAAAGGGAACAAAAAATAAAGGTAATTTACCATTAGATCCACTTGCAGGAAATGGAACTAAAAAGTCAGAATATCCTGAGATAGATGAGTATTACATCTATACACCCAAACCAAACTATCCTACAACGATGTATGCAAGTGCTGCAGGTGCAGGTGGAAAGGGGCAAATTAAAATAGCAAAAGATTCAGTTTGTCATGTAACATCAGGATTATTTGATCGCAATAAAGGAACTTGTTTATCTTACTTACATAAAGCAATCAAGGCACTTAATCAACTTCGTATGATTGAGGATAGTCTTGTAATTTATAGATTATCAAGAGCACCAGAAAGAAGAATATTTTATATTGATGTTGGTAATCTTCCAAAAGTAAAAGCAGAGCAATACTTAAAAGAAGTTATGAGTCGTTATCGTAATAAGTTAGTTTATGATGCATCAACTGGGGAAGTTCGTGATGATCGTAAATTTATGAGTATGATGGAAGACTTCTGGCTACCAAGAAGAGAAGGTGGAAGAGGTACTGAAATCACAACATTACCTGGTGGACAAAACTTAGGTGAACTTACAGACATTGAATACTTTCAGAAAAAATTATACCGTGCATTAGGAGTTCCAGAATCAAGAATTGCAAGTGATGGTGGATTTAATTTAGGAAGATCATCAGAGATATTAAGAGATGAATTAAAGTTTGCAAAATTTGTAGGAAGACTTAGAAAAAGATTTGGAAATTTATTCAGTGATTTACTTAAAACACAGTTAATTTTAAAGAATATAATTACACCAGAAGATTGGAATTCTTTAAGTGATCATATTCAATATGATTTCTTATATGATAATCAATTTGCTGAATTAAAAGAATCAGAATTAATGAATGAAAGACTTGGAACTTTAGCAACAATTGAACCATATATTGGTAAGTATTTTTCAAATCATTATGTTAGAACAAAAGTTCTTCGTCAGACAGATCAAGAGATTGAAGAGCAAGATGATTTAATTAAAAAAGAAATTGCGGATGGAACTATACCAGATCCTAATGCAGTTGATCCAATAACAGGTCAACCATTAGACGGAGAAAATTTAGATTTAGGTCAAGTTCCAACAGATGAAGACCCTGATGATTCTGCAGGTAAATTAACTGATGCAGAATTTCAAAAAGATGTTAAGTCTGCGGAGATATAAATAGTCAAGATATCTTAACATAATATTAAATATGGATGAATTACTTGATATGATTGCAACCGATAAATCCGCAGCGGATATATCTGATTCGATCAAAGATACATTATATGCAAAGGCTGCTGAGAGGATTACTTCTCAACGACCAGATATTGCATCGCAATTATTTGATCCGTCTATTGCAGATACAGAAGTTTCTGATGAACCTGTGGAAGATTCTACAGAAGAGGAAGCATAAATAACACTATTAGGTTGATTATAAAAAATGGCATCTTTAAAGGTCGTACAAAAACTTGGTTCCGTAACAGGGAGTAATAGTAGGACAGTAGCATTAAAATCGGGTTACATCAGAGTAACACCTGTCGCAGATTCTTTTATTGAAGTTGGAACAGGTGCTGCAGCAGCCACTGATAGTAGTTTGTTTGTTGCTGCAGATACTTCAGTTATTTTCAAGGAAAAAGTTGCATCATCAAATGTTGTTGGTGTAACTACAGGAAATGCAACAACAACATTCACATTTCCATCTGGAATTGAATCACCCTTTGCTGTAGGTGATACTATTGAAGTTACTGGTGCAACTGGTTTTAATACCACATCTGCTTCAGTTACACAAATCATTCCATCAAATTATGGAACATCAGGTTTTGAAAGTAGTCGATCTGGTAAAGTTGTTATTGGTGTTGGGTCAAGTGATAAAGCAACTGGGAACATTACTGGTGAACTTAGAAGAGTAGTATTAGTTGATGTTGCAACTGGTGGTTCTACTAAGACCCATATTACAGAAGTTCAAGTAGCAGGAGGTCACTAATGAAACTCATTACTGAAGAAGTAGCAAAAGTTAAATTTATCGTAGAAGGTAAAGGAGACAAAAAGAAAATGTTTATTGAAGGTGTATTCCTTCAAGGTGAAATTAAAAACCGTAATGGTAGAATGTATCCTATTAATACTCTTGCAAAAGAAGTTAGTAGATACAATGAAAGTTTCGTAAAAAATGGTAGAGCATTAGGTGAACTCGGACATCCTGATGGTCCTACTGTAAATCTTGATCGTGTATCTCATAAGATTACATCTCTCGTTCAAGAGGGAAATAATTTTAGAGGAAAGGCACAACTTCTTTCTACACCTATGGGTAAGATTGCACAAAATCTTATCGGTGAAGGTGTAACTCTTGGAGTATCTTCTCGTGGTGTTGGATCGCTAAAAGAAGATCTTCGTGGATGCAAAGTTGTAGGTGAAGATTTCATGTTAGCAACTGCTGCTGATATCGTTGCCGATCCTTCTGCACCTGACGCATTTGTGTCTGGAATAATGGAAGGAAAAGAGTGGATTTGGGAAGGAGGAATTCTTCGTGAACAACTCGCACAAAAAACACAAAAGAGAATCAATACTCTTGTAGATCAAAGAAAATTGGAAGAACAAAAGTTGAATTTATTCAACGATTTTCTATCAAATCTTTAAGTTCTATAAATAAATACAGATTAAAATTACAAATCTAACAATAAAATGTCCGTTGGTAGCAATTTACAAGAAATGGAAAACGCAGTAACTAAAGGCGCTGCTAAAGCTGATGCGATGCCAGGTCTAACAGGAGCAACTCCTGGTCAAACTGGCACCGTTGAAGATTTAGGTGGTCCTACTCCTCAAAACTATAAGCCCGATGATGATTCGGCAAAACTAAACACACCTGGCAAAACACTTAAACAAGTTAAGGATATTGTCAATAAAGGTGCGAAACCAGCTGAACCTACTCCTGCAGGAATGAAGGAAGAGGATCAAGTCGAAGGCGACGTAGTAACTGAAGATGAGAAGGTTACTGACGAAGTAGTTTCTGAAGAAGAAACAACAACGGATGAAGTGGTTTCTGAAGAAGAGTCAACTACTGAAGAAGTAGTCGAAGAAGAAGAAACAGTTGAGTATTCTGTCGAAGACGACATCAATGCTCTTGTGGAAGGTGAAGAACTCTCTGAAGAATTCAAAGAGAAAGCAGCAACTATATTTGAAGCTGCTATCAATACCAAAGTAAAAGGTATTCAAGAAGAATTAACTGCTTCTTACGAAGAAAAACTCGTAGAAGAAGTTGCTTCTATTAAAGAAGAATTAAAAGATCGTGTAGACTCATACCTTGAGTATGTTGCTGACGAGTGGATTTCAGAAAATCAACTTGCAGTCGAGTCTGGTCTTAAAGAAGAAATGACTGAATCATTCATATCTGGAATGAAGAGTCTTTTTGAAGAACATTATGTAACAATCCCTGAAGAAAAATATGATGTCATCGAGAGCATGGTAGATAAACTTGATGAAATGGAAGGTAAACTCAACGAGCAAATCGAAAAGAATGTTGCTCTAAATAAGAGATTAGCCGAGTCAGTATCAGATGTAGTCTTTGCAGAAGTAACTGAAGGACTTGCCCAAACACAAAAGGACAAGTTGGCTGGTTTAGTAGAAAATGTTGAGTTTGAAAGTGAAACAGCATACCGTGAGAAGCTTGGAACGTTGAAGGAATCTTATTTCCCAACACAGAAAGCTCAAAGAAACCAAACAGAGAATCTAACAGAAGAAGCAGGTTCACCAGTTGATACCGTAAGTCATAGTCCATCTATGGAAGCTTATCTTAAGACTCTAAGTAGAGTTTCTAAAAAATGATTTTTATATCATAAATTCAAACTAAACTTTTAAAAAAGGAAAATTTCAAATGCAAGCCCCAATTAATCAAGAGGCTTTACA